AATAAGGTTCACCCCTTCGATTTGGCCCAGCCGGACTTCGACGGATACGGATGGCTACTCGATGAGGCCGTTCCCGCGTGGATGAAGGCCGTCAAGAAGGAGTTGGATAATCTTCCCGATGAGGAGGCGTCTATCCCGGATGGCGGGGGCCTTATTGTCCTGGCAGGGAAGATCTACGACCTAGGTTCTGACTTTTCAATTATGCCTATCGACAACTACGGGGCCATTGGTTCTGGAGCTAATTTCGCCACTGCCGCAATGCACCTCGGCAAGAGCGCAAAGCAGGCCGTGGAAATCGCCACCGAGCTTGATCTTTTCACTGGCGGTAACGTAAAAGAAATGACGGTTTGAAATGACACCTTATAATCTTGATTCCGTCCACGAGGACATCAAAACCATCTACGAGTGGTGGGCAATTCAGGCTCCAGGAGTGACACCCATCGAGGAGAACGAACTCGGGTCTCTCTGGGCGATTGCCGACCGTCTTTATGAGGAGGAACGAAATGGCTAAACCATTGCCCGAGAAGTTCGACTTCGATACGGCTATGCTCGACGCATTCACGGACGCTCTGGAATTGCTCCTTGAGGCGTACGAAAAGGACGCGGTTGGTGCGGAGAGCCTTGCCGGGGGTGTCCGGGACCTGATTACACTGACCCGAAAAGTGCCCCGTTCCGTTACGATTGATGTGGAGGCCGAAAAGTGAGCTACACCGAATACGTACTAACGCACTGGGAGGAACCGGACGCTAAGGGTCGCCTGGTCTCTCGGGACGGATACGTTTCTGTCACCCCCGAGTGGATCTACAAGCAGCTTCAGTCGTTCTCCCCGATTGCGTACCGCGAAGGAGAGATCTTCCTGGACATCCCCGTGCGGAGTCTCATCGACTATTGGGAGAGCCTGGGTGGAGAGATCGGGGTGGAGAAGTGAGCGCTGACTATGGCGGGGACAACCTGCGCCGCTTTCTTCTAGCGGAACTGGTCGCAGAGGGCCACCTGGAACGCCGAGGCACGGATTACGTGTTCGCGGGCAACCTCCAGGACTACCGGATCGGACTGACCGTGACGGCGATTACCAAGACCGTTCGATTGAGTGAGGATTGAGACAATGAGCGATTACACCGACTACAACCGGAAGTATACCGATGAGGAGAAGGAGGAGGCATTCCGCATTCTCGTCAAGGAAGCGGTCACGGAGCAGACGGATCACTACCCGCGAAATTACAAGTCGGCTTATGCGGGTCCCGCTTTTGAGGGTCGCGGATTCCAGGACTATCACATCAAGGCCCTTCTTGACGCTCTAGAGAACACAGATGCTCTTCTAGTGCTAGGTCGCATTGTAGGTGTTTTTGAGGAGACGGATAATGGTTGACAAGTTCATCAACTACTCCGATGACAAGGACACGCTGAATGAAGCTTTCGGATTCGTCATGGATTACGTGGACCAGTTCAAAAGCCCGAACATTGTGATTACCGCGTACCGGCATTACGTTAATCACCTCGATATGGCCGACGATGAGGAGGGGGAACTTCGGTTCGGTGTGAGTGTTTCCGGTGAGGTAAACTAGAAATAGCAGACCGGATTTCCCTCCCTTCGATCCGTTCGTGCAAGCGGCGTCTCCCAGCCGCGGAGGCCCCTGGAAGTTGAGCATTACGCTCCCTCCGGGGGCCTTTCCACGTTTGTACCTCAAATGGACCACAAATGCTACAATTGAGGGGGAGGCTCTTATGACTACTGACGAGATTGAAATCGACCCTCGCATTGAGCGAATCATCTGGAAGGGGCTGGGCGTATCCTCTGTCCGTCAGATGGCTGACGACACAGGACTAGAGCCTGAACAGGTCTACGCGATCAAGCGGGAACTCCTCAGCGCTGTCGATGTCCTCACCGTTCAGGAGAAGCGCCAGAAGATACTCATTGACATGGAAAAGCTTGCTCAGGATGCATTGGAGCGTGCTGAAGGGTCATCGGATGAGTTCTTTGCCGGGATGATGAACGCCGCCCGTGGGGCCATGAAGGACATGCTCACGGCCCTCAATCAGACCGCCAAGGGTGAGCAAGAAGCTATTGACCGGCTCAATGGACTCCGCGTTAAAGAACTTCTCAGCCTCATTGACCGGACGGTAGCCTACACCCTCGCAGAGATCGCAACAACGTATGACGTGAGCGAGGATGAACTTCAGGACATCTTTCAGAAGCACCTCAAGCCTGCCGCCCAGGAACTTGAAGCGTGACGGGCCTCTATCTCGTAGCTGACGGCGCTCTCAGCCAAATCGAGAAGCGCCGGGAGAAGCAGCGCTATTTCAGTAACCCCGTTCTCTGGGCAGAGGAATATCTGGGGATCAAGCCGTGGAGCGCCCAGGCCGATGTGGCAATGAGCGTTGTCGATAACAAGAACGTTGTCGTCAAGGCGGGGCACGAGGTCGGTAAGTCGTGGCTTGCAGGTCTCCTCATCTGTTGGTGGGTCGATACTCGCTGGGACCTCCCGGGTGGGTGCTTCGTCGTGTCTACGGCCCCCTCTACTCGTCAGATCAACGCGATTGTCTGGCGAGAGGTTCGTAAGTTCCACAACCTCGCTAAGAAGCGCTTCAACGAGGGCCTGGTTGATCACCCCCTCCCGGGCTACGTCACCTCTGATGCGCACTGGCGGCTCCCGGACGGCATTGAGCTTGGCTATGGTGCAAAGCCTGCGGACAGCGCCGACAAGGAATCCGGTAACGACTCTATGTCCGGTATCCACGCTCGCTACGTTCTAGCCGTGGGTGACGAGGCGGTGGGTCTGTCTAAGGGTCTTATTGGTGACCTTGCTAACATCACCTCTAACGCCACTTCCCGCCGGTTCCTGATCTGTAACCCGACCAACCCCCTTTCCTACGTCGCATCGATCTTCAAGCGTCAGCTAAAAGGCTGGAAGACACACACGATCAGTGTCTTCGACAGCCCGAACTTCCACGGTCGCGGAATCTGTAACGCGGACTCGTGCAAGAACTGGGCAGAGCACCAGAAGATGGAACCCTACGAGGGATTCCCCATCGAGGTCCTGGAAACGCTTGTTGACCAGACCTACGTGGATGACATGGCGGAAGAGCACGGAGTTGACTCCCCCACGTACATCTCCCGCGTCACCGGAGAGTTCGCCTGGGATATGGGGTTCACCCTCATCCGGCCCGAGGACATCGCAAAGTCCCTGGACTGCGAGATTGTCCCGAGCTACGGTAGCGTCCCCCGTCTAGGCGTTGATGTCTCCCGGTCAAAGCGGGGTGACAAGAACACCGTCTACAAGTGGCACGACGGCAGACTTCGATTCGTGGACGACTGGAACGATCCGGACGCGATGGCAACCGCAGACCGTATCCACAAGCACGCTATGGCCCTTGCCGTTAAGGAAGTCCGAATTGACGGTCAGGGTCTGGGTGGACCTATCGCAGACCGCGTGCGGATGCTTGCTCAGGGACAATACGAGATCTTCGAGATCCTGGGTAACGACCCCAGCCCCGACCTTGACCGCTGGCAGAACTTCCGTGCCTGGTCGTGGTGGGATCTCCAGGACCGAATGTCCAAGAGCCTTGTTGATATCGACCCCGAAGACGAGAAGCTTCAGGAACAGCTTATGGGCGTGGAGATCAAAAAGCGCACCACGGGCCGCAACAACATTCTCCTCGAAAGCAAGGAGGAAATGGCCAAGCGAGGCATTCACTCCCCTGACCACGCTGACGCCGCAGTGTACGCCGCTGTGGATCTGACCTCTTGGCAGAACCGTCTTCCCGTGGGAACGGTGATCGCACAGGACCGCCACGAGATTCCCGACATGGGATTGTTCGAGTACATTAGGATGCCGGGAAGGCCGCTCCTTTAACGTAACTGATAGAATTGAAAGGGAATCAACGCGAATTGGAGCGAATTACCCGTGACTAATTGGGATCAGGCTACTTACGAGGCACTTCAGGAGGACATTCGGGTGCCTGAGGTGATCCCTAACGAGGCCGTTCAGCGTCAGATTGCAACTCTCCAGCACGAGAATGAGGGTCTGAAGGAGTCCATCGCTGAGGTACGGGCAATGATGGGTTACGAGGACCTTGGCTGGCAGCTTATTGCGGGGGTGACCTCCGGAGACCGGCTTGAGGGTCTAGAGATCGATGAAGTTCAAGCCATCGCGGAGAAGATTGCACCTCGTGTCGCCGCAGGGTCCCTTCCCAAGCGTGCGGTAGATCTCCACTCCGGTTTCAACTGGGGTCGAGGTTGCTACATCGAAGGTACGGAAAAGCCTTCGGGTCGCGGCACCATTAAAGCCATCCGCAGGTTCTTTATCGATAAGACGAACCAGGAAGCAGTTTTCTCCGACGCCGCTCACGAGGAACTTCAGAAGGCCCGATTTATTACGGGTAACGTTCTGGCGGCGTGTAACACCAAGACCAAGAAGGTAGACCGCATCCCCTTCAACCAGATCGTAGGGATCAAGGTCGATAAAGAGTTCCCCGAGAAGGTTATTGCTTATCAGCGCAAGTGGGATACCCAGGACGGAACGGCCAATAGCGTAAAGACCCTTTGGTACTACACCTCTCGCTTCGAGGGAAAGCGCCAGAAAAGTTTCACCAAGAACAGTGTAACTGTCCCGGTCGCAGAGGACACCACGATTGTCGATCTACGAGTCAACCGACAGGTGGGACACGTTCTCGGTATCCCGGACGGGCTTGCGGGCCTTGCCTGGAGCGAGGCGTACGGCCAGATCATGCAGTATGGCCAGGTCGTCAACGAGTCGCTGGCTAAGATTCTGTTCAAGGTCACGAACTCTACCAAGCAGGGTGTTCAGTCTACGGGCGTGAAGATTGCGAACTTCGGGGACCACGGCGGCACCGCTTCCATGATCCAGGGGCAGGACCTCACCGCGGTTTCCACCGCAGGACGAGGCTACGACTTCTCCCAGGCGCGCCCCGTGTCGGCTATGGCGGCGTCGGCGTGGAACGTGTCCAACATGGACCTCCTGAACGACTCCTCCGCGGCAGGCTCTTCCTACGGTAGCGCTAATGCGCTGGTCGGCGGCAACCGGAACGCGATGCTACTGATGCAGAAGCAGTGGGCAGACTTCTACAAGGACATCTTTGAGGTTATGGGCTATGAGCGCCCCGCCGTGATGTTTGAGCCGTTCGAGGCCCCGGACAAGTACCGCGAGATGCAGTCGCTCAAGCTTGCTCAGGACGGCCTCAGCGACGAGGAATACCGCATGAAGATTCTGGACATCCAGGACATCAGCGGAGACCCCACAAAGATCCCGGAAAGCCTGAAGGTAGCGGCAGATGCGGCAAAGGCGGCGGTCCAGCAGGCGGCACCCGACCAGGGTCAGTCCAACGGGACGAACTCTGGAGGTGGCGGAGCTAACGACCAGAGAAGCGACACCATTAGTTCCTCGGAAGCCCTGAGAAGGGAAATGGCGAATGAGGATTTCCTGGAGCGTTTCGAGGAATTGCTAAATCGAGCCGAGGCTATTGGTAAGTAGTTTCGAATTAGCTGATAGAATGGACAATAGACATGACTACGCGCAATCTTCTTGAAGCCGCCACCCTCGTAAGCGAATCCGCCGCCGAGGATGGAACCTGGCGTGTAAAGGTGATTTCCGAGGGTAAGGGTTCCTCGGGCATCTACACGGCGGAGCTTCTGGAGAACCATCACCACGCATTTGACGAGGTTCTTTCTTTCCGCAATCACCCCACGGGTTGGGACGGCCCCGAAACTCGGGACTTCACCATGATTGCCGGAGAGATCAAGGGAGAGACCTGGGTTGACACGGATGATACTGGACGTAAGGCAATTTACGCCAATTATCTCCCCGACCCCGAGTACAAGGAAAAGATCGAGCGTTACAAGAACAAGCTTGGTCTGAGCATCTACATCGAGGGTTCCGGATTTGAGAACGACAATGGCGAATTCGTCGTTGATTGGTTCAATCCGGAAGACCCCTACGCCTCCCTGGATGTCGTGATCGCCCCCGGGGCACGCGGGAAGTTCCTGGAGAGTGCCAAACGAGCTTACGAGTCGCTTCACCGTGACTCTGAGGAACCATCAGTCACCTCGGCTGTGGAAAAGGAGAATGGAATCAAGATGGACGAAGAGATCAAGGCGGCATTTAAGTCGCTTACTGACCTTATCGCTCCCCTGGTTGCTAAGGAGACTGCCTCTCAGGCGGAGGCCGCACAGGCCGAGGCCGACGAGAACGCAGGAAAGGTTGCAGTCGAGGCGTATGACGCCGCGGTTACTGCAATTGACGCCGCAGAACTTCCTGAAAAGGTTGTGGAGTCGCTTCGTAAGCAGGCCAAGGATGGCGTTGACGTTACCCCGCTGATCGAGCAGGCTAAGGAGATGAAGACTGCACTTAGCGAGTCTCTTTCCGCGGACGCGGACACCTCCCGCGACTTCGGTGGTCGCAAGGTCGAGAACGCCACTGAGCTTGGAAAGGTGTTTGGCTGATGGCTACTAACATGTACAAGAAGTACACCGAGTCCAAGACCCGCGAGTGGCCGGTTGCGTCCGGTACGCAGGCTGGCACGGTTGTTCTTCACCCGATCTCTAACCAGGTCGGTATCACGCTCACCGCGCGTGGGGACTCCACGACCGCGGCGAACATCCCGGGCGTTACGGGCGGCACGATCCCCAACGGCGGCGCAGGCAACAAGGCTAACTCGGCTACGGTCGCAGTTGACGGTTCCTGGCTTCTGACGGTGGCGACGGTCGTCAACGGTGACTCGAACCCCGAAACTGGTTCGGCGGGGACCCCCGCAGGCACCGCGGTCTACCGCCTCAACGCAAGCCCCAACACGATCACGCTTGCTTCGGCCAGCGCCACTAAGATCGGTGTTATCGATGACGGCGTTATCGTCGGCGGGGTTGCCCCCGTTCTTATTGGAGAGGTGCTTCCCGCATGACTCTTGATCTGACCGCTGGTGGTCGTCTGACCGTTAGCCCCTTCGTGAATGAGCGCAAGGCTCTGGCGATGGCGGAAATGATCTCGGCTGGTAAGCTCGGCGGCTATGCCGGTGAGCGTGCTCGCACCGATCTGAAGGAGTCCCTTTCGACTTCTGACGCCCCGCACGCCTTCACTGCACTCGTCAACCTGCGGAACCTCCCGCAGTACGACGAGGTTGAGGCTGACTTCAGCCCCATCGTGCAGACGGAGACCGTTCCGGACTTCAACCCGATTCAGTTCTTCGCCCTGAAGACCAACTTCGAGAACCTGGAGCACGGCAAGGACAACGACGGCGAGCGCATTGCGCCCAAGGTCGCTGAGCTTGACACGTACCAGTACGCCTTCGGCTACACTCAGCTTGACACCTCGCTTGCAGTTGAGAAGCGCGGTTTCAAGATGGGTTGGTCGCTTGAGCGTGGTGTGAACGACCCGTTCGGCCTCATCAGTCGCTACCCGGCTGACATGCTTCGCGTGGGCTTCAAGACGGATCAGTACGTTGTGTTCCGCGCCCTGCGTGACGGTGTTACCGCCGCGTCGAACCTTGCCGCCGGTACGGACCCCATTACAGGCGACCCGGTTCTGCCCAACGCCCCCATCTCGGGTGCCGCACTCCGTGCCGCTATCCGCCAGATCGGTCAGCGTACGGATGCAGACGGCAACCCGGTTCCGGTCCCGCGCCGCTTCCGCGTGGTCGTCCCGGTCGGCACCGCGGAGGACGTGGAGCTTTCCATCGCCCTTGCTCGTGGCCTGGCAACCATCCAGGACGGCTCCCTGACGTACAACGCCTCGGCTATCCGTTCGTTCGACTCGCTGGGTCGTATTGCGGGTGTCATCGAGTCGGAGTTTGTCGCTGATGGCTTCTGGTACCTGGTGCCCGAGGCAGGCCAGACGGAGATCCCGGCCCTGGTTCGCGTTCAGCTTGCGGGCTACACGGCCCCCGAGGTTTACGTCTCGAACTGGAACGGCTCCCCGATTCTTGGTGGCGCTTCGTCCAGTCCCTTCCAGGCGTACAGCTTCTCGAACGACTCAATTGATCTCAAGTTCCGACAGTTTACTAACGCGGCAATCTTCTCTGAAGACGCTATCGTTTGGTCTGACGGTACTGGCGAGGCGTAAGCCTAGCTGATCGATCAACGAAGCCCTCGGCCTCCGGGTCGGGGGTTTTCGTTTGCAGTAGTGCATCTCACATGATAGACTATAAGTATTATGAGAAACGGATACATTTACGGAGCCAGATGCACCTGTCACCCCGAGAACGGTACACGATACGTGGGACAGACAGTTATCAGCGTGTCGTCGCGGAAGCACGTTCATCTCTGGAACTCTAGGACCATTACGTCCAAGTCCTACAAGTCGTACTTTTCAAACTGGATTCGGAAACACGGAGAAGAGAACGTGGAGTTCTTTGTTTTGGAGGAGACGACCGAAGAAGAGATTGACCAACGAGAGGACTTCTGGATCACCGAATTGCGC